ACATGGGGCGGTCATAGAATCCGTTTTGCCGAAGGTCCTTGAAAACCTGCTCCTGCGCTTCGCTTCGCTTTCCCGGCTCTCCGTAAACGAGGAGGTACTGGCTCGCTGTCTTCGACAGCCTGTCCATGGCCTCCTGTAGTCCTGCTTCGTGCTCCTGCTTGAGCTGTTGCTGTAGCTGCTCCTGACGTGCGTTTGCTGACATGGTGTTCTGTCGGCGTCCCAAACGGGACGCGTCAATTCATTCCCGCGAGCTGGCCCAGCCGGTTCTGAACGTCCGGCGACGCCTTCGAGACGTCGGCAGCGGCCTTGGCCGCGCCCTGAGCCATGACGACAGCCTGCTCCTGCGCCTGCTGCTCGGCACGGCCCTTGCGAATCTCCGCCACCTCCTCGTCCTTGCGAATCCAGTCGTCGGGATAGCCCGTGTTTCGGGCGACGCCACGCGCGGCCTTGTCCAAATCGAAGTTGTCGAGCACCGTCTGATCGACGCCAATGAGCGGCTGCAAGAGCTGCTGTACCTCGACGAAGCTGCGGTTCTGCGCGGCCTTCATGGCCAGCGCGAACTTGCTGTTGTAGGCGACAGCCGGAACGGGGTAGGCGAAGCCTCCGGGGGTCTCCACGACGATTTCCGGAGGCGGGGGCGGGTAGTAGCCCGCCCGTTGGAGAATGCCGTAGACGCGCTGTAGGAGCGGCGTCAGAAGCTCCGTCGTGAGGAGAAGGAAAGTCGGGCCGAAGCTGTCCAGCTTCTCATTGACCATCTGCATCGCTTGGTACGCCGTGATCTCGCGTTCCAAGCCCGCGAACATCTGGAAGAGGTCGTTATGAAACGCCTTCTTGATGAACCCGCGCTTTTCCTCGATGCGGTCTTTTCCGATGTCGTAGCGGCCCTGTGTCATCCATTCGCTTGGCTTCAGGTCGGGACGTCCGTCGTCCCAGATGGTCATGCCACCGGCGCGCAAATCGACGGCTCCGGCGAGGGACGACGGGATGAGTAGTCGCGGATTAGCCGCCACCTCGGAGAGAATGTCCATGTTCTGCTCAAGGAGGTTGATCTGTCGGACGGTGGGGAGGCTGAACTCGGCGGGACCGTAGCCCCACACGCTATCATCACGGCGCAGATAACGGGAAACGGCATAAGGCATTTCATCGAAGCCGCCCTCGCGCACGGTCTTCTGTCCCGACTTCGAGACGTAGCAGGAGGCAATGGGCTTGTTCTTTCCGTCGCGCGCTCCCGGCGTGCGCTCCTCGTCCGTGCGGGGATAGACGCAATGGATGAAGGTGAATTTCTCGTCGCAGCGCACAGGGTCGTCGGCCGGCCCCTGTATCTCGGCGGGAAGGTTGTCGCGGCCGAACTGCTGGACGGCCTGCCGGGCTGTCAGCGTGAAGCAGCGGAACACAGTGTCACAGTAGCCTTCGTCATCCTCGGCGAACACGAATTCTTTGATGCCGACGGAACGGAAATTGAGGGCCGTGCGTTTGCCCGTGTCGCACCACACGCAGCACGTCCCGAAATCGTTTCGGTTGAGATAGCTCTCGTGGATCTCCGTGTAAAAGTTGGAGGCGGCGAGAAGCTGAATCGTAATGGTGGAAATTTGCTCGTACCACGAGGCCCCCACCTGTTCGCCGCGCTGCGTCTTCAGCCACTCTGGGGCGTCGAAGGCGCACCAACGATCGGTGCCGGGGGTGATGTTCGACATCATGCCGGCGGCTTCGACGAGCGACGCCTGCCCCATGGTCATGTCGTACATCGACTCCTCGTACACCTCGTTGCCGGGTGTCGAAGTCACCATGATCTGCGCTTTGCGGGGAGAGCTGGAAGCTGCGATTTCCTGAAAGAGCGAGAGCAGCGTCATCCTGTCGCCGTTGAGGCGATCGAAGCGGGCGCAGATGGTTTTGGCGTCCATCAGGCGGACCCTAATAGGGATTTTGTCCCGAACGCGCTTGAGTAAGCAGTCCCACCCATTCCCGTGCCCTCTTGGCCCGCGTGTACCGTGCTGAGCAAACCTCGTTTCTTCCCCTGCTGACGCATGTAGTCTTTGCCGGCCAGCGCCGTCTCACGTCCCGTCTCCGTGATGGGAATGATGGGAGGCGGGGGAGCCGCAGGCGGGGCCGGGGCCTTGCCGCCTCCTAGCTCACGCCTGAAACACAGCTTCGCTTCGAGTGAGAGAAATTGGTCGATGAGCATAAGCGGGAAACGCGGGCGAATGGGAAGGTCTGGGCTTCTGGTCGCCCGCGTCTCGGACGCCTCCAGCGAACGTACGGAAGCGGATGGGGCGCTAAAGCGATGAAGCGAGCTAAGAGGTTGGGACTCGTCCCGCAAGCGCAGAAGATTTCCCACGTGTCCCCGTCCTCGTACGCGAGCAGGACACAATCACTCGCCAGATGGACGACGCCTCCCGTGCGGGCGATGATGGCAACGTGAGACCAGAAGTCCTCGGAAATCGAGGCACACATTCCCACCGCGTCTTCGACAGCACTCATCGCACACCACGCCGGCCCATGATGGCGCGCTGTCGCGCCAGAGGCGCGCGGTACTCCTCGCCGCCTGACGTGCTGACGTAGCTCTTCAGCATGCCGAGCTGGAAGGCTTCAGCCCCCGTACGGAGCGCGTCCGCTCCGTGGCTTGTCTTGTCGTGAATCGGCAGTTCCACGATCTGCCCCGTTTTCGTGGCTTCCATCTTCTTCCTGTACGCTTCAAGGCAGGCGAGCCCGGAGGGGATGCGCTCCCCGTCCTCGTCCCTGAATTCCTTGTCGCATTCGACGGAATCGAAAAAGCAGATGGGCAGGATGGCGCGCAGGACGTTGATCCCCGCCCAGACGCTGGGAGTGCGCGGCACGATGGCCAGATTGTGAACGCCACACTCCCGCATCTGGTCGGCGTACGTCTTGAGCGACGCTTCCCGCCTGTCGGCGTCATGCGGCAAAAAATGCCGTGCGATCGGTTTGCGGTAGTGGCGCTCCCAATGAAGAAGCTGGGCTGCGTGCTCGGCCGGCGCGCGACCGTTGGCCGAATAATAGTTGAGCATCAGCCAGTCCAAACCCACGAGTTGCGCCAGCCAGATGCACGTATAGTCGCTGGTTCCGCAGTCCCAGAAACTCACAAGTGGCGCTTGTGAGTTCGGGATGACGGTGCAGATGCGCCCACGGGCGCGCAGCATTTGCATTTGCTCCCCGTAAATCGCGCCCTCGGTACGGGCGCGCAACGCGTCCTCAATGGAGCCAGGGAACTCGCCCTGCATGTCGTTGCCGGGTGTGTCGGTCGTGACGTAAAAGTTCTTTTGCTCGTCTGTCAGTCGGACTTTCGCCGTGCGTTCAAGCTCCGCGAAGTAACGGGCTTGTCCCTCGGAGACGCGCAGCGGAGCTGTTAGTGGAAGCGCGTACTCGGGGTGCTCGTGCCAGCCAAAAAACATCAGCCTCCACTGCTTCGGATTCGGAGTGGGTGGCGACTGCTCTGCCAGCCGGATGAGTTCGTAGTTGAGGCCCGTGCGTCCGCCCGAATGCGTTGATTCGATGATAATGCGGTTTCCCGCGTGAACGGTGTTGAGTGTGCCCGCGACGATTTCAGACGCCTTGGTCGGGTCGTTGGCGGCAATTGGTCCGAACTCCGTTATCCACAGGAATTGCACAGTGCCCCCGCGCAGCGACGTACCCGCCCAAATCTTTGAATCATTCGTAAACTGAAGTTCGTGGGCGTTACGAAACCGGATCTTCACGAGCTTCTTCACGAAGGCCCCGACGAGCGCCGTCTCCCCGCCATCGGGGTCGTCCATGTGGTCATACGCGAATTTCATTCGCGCCAGTTTCTTCTGCGCGTCCAAGTCGGTCTTGTCGATGATGCCGCCAGTCTGGTTCGATTTGAACAGGGATTCGTCGAGCATCAGAAGCGCGCAGGCTGTCGAGATGCGCACCTGTCGCGCCTTGAGGACCAGCGTTCGCCAATGGAGACCTACCAGAAACCGCTGCTGGATCGGGGTGCAGCGGAACTTAACCTTCCTCCCGTTTTGGTCCTCGATGAAGTACAGGTTGTTCAGCCGCCACCACTGGTTTCCCAGCTTCCTGACAATGGCCTGCTGTTCCGCCGTGAGCGGCGGATCTTCGGTGGCCGTGGTCAATCGCTCTCCTTGCGCACTTCCTGCCGGCTGCGCTCTCGATTCTTCTCGGCCCAGTGGAGGGCCTGACCCTGACGAGCCCACCAATTTCCTGTTCCGCGTTCGATGGAGAGCGTCGAGCCCTGTCCGTCGTCCGTCACGCGGGTGACGAATATCTGCACGGTGTCGAAGTACTCGGCCAGCTTCGCAACGAACTCGTCAACCCGCTTCACCTCGTCCTCGTCCTCGCTCATGGCTCCCAATCGCTACGCAGTCGTTGCAAATACTGCAACAACTCAGGCTTCGCCCGTCCGTAGACGACAATCGACGAAACCCACCATCCCCGCACCCACGCCGCCTCTGTCTTGAATCTGCTGGCTGTGTGGTCGCCCTTGGTTCCGTCGGCGTCATCTCTCATCACAGCGAAGTCGAATCCGTAGACGTGGATCGGTTCGCCAGTGGCGAGCTTGAGCGCGTACCAGAGCGCATTCGGGAACGTGTAGCCGCATCTGTCCGGACTGTGCGTCCGTGGTATCGCCAGCCCCTTGGGCATGTTGCGGCCATAGTACGGATCAGGCTGGATGCCCTCCAGACCGATGTGAACGGCTCCTGCGCACCACGCACGGTTGGTGACGAAGCCGCAGAGCGGGCGGCGCTTGCTGCCGTCAAGCGAGGCTTTGACGAGGCCCTTGTCTACGCCGCAGAACCAATGAGAGCGGAAGAGGTGGGCTGCTCCGTTGACGGCCACCACCGTCTCGTACTCGTCGAACTTCGACTCGCTCCAGAAGTCGCACAGCGACGGTCCGGGTACGAGCAGCGCCACTTTCACGGCTTCGCCGCGTTCGCTGCGGCATGCGCCTTGACCATCGACGCCATCAGCTTCTCCAGACCCTGAATCTTCTCGTTGGCGACTTCCAGCGCCGCTGTCACCTTCGACAGATTCGAGTTCGTCAGCGTGTGGATTTCCGCAGCCTTCTCGATGATCGTGTCAGCCTTCGCCGCGGTGGCTGTGACAGCCACCCGTGTTTCCTCCGCCTTCCTGCGATTGCCTAGAGAAATGAAGACGCCGGCCAGAGCGGCCACGGTGGGAGCGATCGTTGCGACGAGCGCAATCTGGACGGTTTCGGACAACATCAGCGCGGAGGAATGCGCTTGCTCTCACGCTCCGCGATGAACTTCTCCCAATCCTCTTTCGTCGGCACGTAGTCGGCCGCACGACCGGCCGAAAGGTTGAACGATTTCACGGCGGCAAAGAGGGCGGAAAGCGCCGTCACGGTCTGTCCAGCGCCCGGCGCGTAAATCCCGGCAAGGGCGATGGCGAGGGCTGTCACTGCATCGAGTCTTGGATCGAGGGGCATGGTGTTTACGGCGTACGTGGTTTCGGAGGAACGAGGGTCGTGACGAGAGCGACGAAGGAACGAACGGCGGCATCGACTTCGGCGGGCGTACTAAGCGCCATGCCATCGCGCGCGGCACGCGCCGCGACAATGATCGTGTCATTGGCCTTGTTGTACTGAGCGTCGAGCTGCGTGCGTTTCGCGGCGTCAATCTGGCCGGCGGCGAACGCCGTTTCGTACGAGGCGCGGAAACTGTCGATGCCGGCAGCCGACGCTTGCAGCGTCGCGAACATCGTCGCCTGCGGCGTGGCTGTCGTCTGACAGCCAGTCAGCGCGAGAGCGAACGAGACGTAGATGGGCGTCCACACAACCACGTTCGCGACGAAGAGGGAAAGAAAGATTTTCCGGAAGTGTCTCATGATTTGATGGGTGAACCGAAGGTCTGCCACCCGAGGATGAGAAACAGGATGAAGATGAGAAGCGACGCCCCGAGGGGGCGCGCTGTCGAGGCGCTGAACGGCCACGCTGACCAGACGCCGAACACGAGCCACAGGGCCATAAACAGCCAGTACCAGAATTGCAGGGTCATGGGAGACCACGAAAGCGTTTAACGCACGGAAGCGCAAGGTCGCTGTATCGCGTCTGCACCTTCGAGGGGTACGGCACGTTGTCCCCGAAGCGGAACGTCCCACGCGGCGGGAGGTACACGACCTTCTCCCCGTTCTCCGTCGCGAAATCCACGCCCACGTCGTTCACGTACGACTTTTCAACGAGGTCGTTGCCTGTTGTGACGCACCACCCGAGGACGTGCGGACCGTTCAGGCTCTCCATGTGCGCGAGCTGGGCCTTTACGGCCTCGTCCGTGAATGTGTCCGTGTAGTACTTCGCATTCCACCCGAGGACGGCAACGCGTCCGTTGGCCTTACAGCCCTCGGCTATGTTCGTGTTGCGCACCTTCGCGCGCATGAGCGCCTCGGGGTCGTTGTAGCCGACGCCGTAGTCCGCCGCGAAATTGATGATGCCCTGTACTTCCGGATGCTTCGGGAGGTACCAGCTTCCCATGTCCGTGTAGACGCGCTGGCGGCCCCCGGCCTGTCCGTGTTCCGTCAGCCACTGGTTGTCGTCCCAGACGTAGGGCGACGCGTACAAATCGAATTCGTAGCCGAGCTGTTGCCGGAGGTAGGCGACAATCGGAGCCTGCACATCGTAGTACGAATACCACGCGAGGACGGGGCGTCCGTTGGGACGCCAGACGCATTCGTGGGAGAGCGTACGCTTCGCGAAATCGAGGAATTCCTGCTTCGGCCGGCCGTTCATGTGGCACCACGGCATCGCGCGTACGCCAGTCCCCTTGCACGCGTCCATCATGGCGACCATGCGCGCTCCGTACCCGTCGTCCTCGGCGTTGCCCGACAGGGGACCGTCGGCGAAGAGACCCCGGACGTTCAGGCCGTATTTGGTCCCGCGACTGATGGTCTCAGCCTCCGGCTCCATGCCTTTACCCACACCGGAGAAGGCGAGCATCCAATGGTCCATGTACGCCTTTCCTGTGGTTGGGGGCGGCGTTGGTATGGGTACGGGAGGATCAGGGACGGGAACAGGCACAGGAATGGCCGGAAACGGCTGCCACGAGCCGGAGCGGAAGCCGTCAGCCTTCGCCCACTTCCAATCCCACGCGCCTTTCTGCGTTGTCTGTCGCCACCACGGGTTCGTGGTGTTTGGTTCGGCGAGAACGAGGACGCCGCCGGAATAGCCGGCGGACGTTCTGTCGCTCTCGAAGAGGACGACGCCATTGACGAGAAGCAGGCGCTCGGCGGACGGCTGTGGAGGCGGTACCGTCGGCGCTTCCAGCTCGGCAATGCGCGTCTGTGCCTTCTGCGCCCATGCCCACAATTCGCGTACCTGTCGCTGTGTGAGCTGGGCCTTGGACGGACTGACCGGAGGCTCGAAGCTCACGCGTCGGGATTCAAGTCGTCGAGACCCTGCGCGAGCGTTTCGAGGCGTGCGAGGGCAGCGGCCGACGCGGGCGGGAGATCAACGTCGCCCAAGCCTTCCTTCAATTTGTCGATTTCCGCGACGATTTCCGCCTGCGCCTTTTCCAGCTTGTCACCGAGCGCCGTCAGGAGCGCGGGAAGTTCTGATACTTTTGCCATGATGTGATTCTCCGTAGCTTTGAGGTCGGACGATGTTGCGAGTCCCAGATGTCGCCCCAGCCACCCGAGAAACGTTGTGAGCACCGTTCAGCTAATGCCGAAGGCGTCGAAAAGCGCAACGTGATCTGTCGAACGCGTCGCCCAGCGGCAGGCGGCTATTGCTGTTTTCGCTGTCTCGTAGTCCGCATCCTCGAAGATCAATTCGCCTCCTTCTTTCGCGTCCTTCAGCACGACGTCAAGCCGAGCACGGGCGCGGATCGTACTCGGATCAAAGCCCCGCTCGGGCGGGAAATCGAGTGCAGCCTTGAGCATGTCTGAGAACAGTCCGGGCTTGTCCGCGAACGTCACGGCCTTGTTCGGAATGGTCTTCACCTCAATCGGGCGTGCCGCCAATGGTACCGGCGGGAATGTAGCCGTCGGCTTGCAGGCGCTGAAGGCACCGCTTCACGAACGAGGTCGTCGCCATGTTCGCGTTGTTCAGGGTGTTGAGGAGGACGGCTCCCGTGGGCTGGGATGGGTGATCGGTTGGTGCCGGCGTCGGGTAGACAGCCTGCCCGGATTCAAGCGCGTTGTTGTTGTTCCCAATCCACGACACCGTAACAACCTTGTTTTCGACATCAACGGACAGCCCCGTGATGCGGACGGTCGTTTGATTCGGCTTCGCGATGGGTGCGGTGAGTGTGACGAGTTCAGCCATTGGAAGAATCCTCAGATGATACAGGGGATGCGGTAGTCCTGCCCTGCGCTGTCGGTGATAACGATGGAGGCTGTCGTCAGCGCAGCAAGAGCGCCTGCGACAAGACCTGTGACGGCTGCGTTGCCGACGAGAAACTTCATGCCGCTCGCCACGACAACGCCCGCGCTACTCAGTGTAAGCCGCGTCGCACTGGTCTGCTGCGTGGTGCCGCTCGCGGCCACGGTGGGCGTATTGAAGATGAGTGACGTGACAGCGCCAATGCCGGTGCCGAGGCCGCTCTGGACCGTCAGGTTTCCGCCAGCAATATTACTGTCTGTGCCGCCGCGGCTGCCTTGGGTTGCGATGGTCTGGGAGACGGGCGATGCTGCGTCGGCTGCGCCGAGTTGGAGCGTGGCGGCGGCGCGGCGATTAAGGAAAAGATCAAGCGTCCCGAAGCTGTTAGACGTGCTCGACCAAGCCTGAATCGCCGTTGAGTTAAACCGAAACACATTAGTCGCGTTGTCGTAGTTTAGTTTTCCGGATACGTTTCCCCAGTTGCCTCCAAAATCCGCGGTGCTCGCGACCGATATTGCCCCCGCAAATGCCGCGCTCTGATCCGCATTGAGCGTCAACGCCGTGGTAGCCACACCGCCCGACGTCGTTGTCTGAAAGATCATCGTGCGGCTGTTTCCGGTGCCGCTCTGAATCGTCAGGTTCTGCGCACCGCCGATCAGCTTGCCGGCTGCGTCAATGGTCAGGCGCAGCGTTGCCACCGTCGGAGCCGCGTCCGTACCCGTGTAGAACTCAAGCTGCGTCGGCACACGCGTCGCCGCAATCGTACCCGTGCTGACCGCCCGGATGTAGGCCGACTCGATGTAGTTGGCTCCATCGTAGCCCGCGAAGCTGATGCGGCCGATGACGTCGGCTGTGACGACTACGAGCGGAGTCGCGAGAGTGCCGCGACTCTTCCTCATCGAGTACATCGCCGAGTCCGTGCCGTTGTTGTGCTGGCTGCTGACGATGCCCCGGGGACTGGTCGTCACCGTGTCGCTCACCTCGAACTGCGTCGCGGGCGTGGTTGCGCCCGTGCCGATGCCGACAGACGTTGAGAAGACGCCCGTTGCCGCCGTGACGAATGTTGTCGCCGCAACGCTCGTGGGCGTAATCGCCCCGAGTGTGAGCGTAATCGCTGGCGTGGTCGTGGCTGTCGCCACGACGCCGGAAACACCATTGGCCGTGGTCACGCTGACCGAGGTGACCGTACCGGCTCCTGTGCCGGCACCAATGGCGGCACGAAGCGACGCTGCGTCCAAAGCCGTGACCGTGTTGTCCGCGTTGATGCGCGGGAACGTGATCGCCGATGGATTGGCGAGATTGACGAACGCTGCGCCCACCGTAGTGGGCGAGAGCGCAACACCGTTGACGCGGGCGACGGTTGGATTCGGGTAGGTCCCCGAGAGGTCCCCGCCTGCTGCGCCTGTGGGCGGTCCACCGCCTCCACCGCCGCCAGGCTTCGAGACTGTCCAGCCGGCGACGCTCATCGTTCGGTGACGACGACATCAACAGCGGCCGAGCCGCTGGAAATCGCTGTGATCCCAAGATTTGCGTTGCCGGGGCCGTACGTGAATACGTCGCCGTCTGAGAGGAGAATGCCTGCTGTCATGCCGGGAGCCGAGCCGAGCAGAAACTCGATGTCACCGCCTTGCGGCTGGATGAGCGCCACGGTACGCCCCTTGGCGTACGGGAGCAGCGCTGTGGGAGAGACGCCAACTTGAACGACCATGGATGCGGAATGCGTACAATCCCTCAGGCGGTCAAGGAAAGAGTCGCAAGCGGCTGATGGCGCGCGGGACTACGGAACCAACACGGCGAGCAAATCGTACTGCTGCCCGCCTATCGTCACCCGTATCTTCGTGTCGTTGGTGTCGGGCGAGGCTGAGGCAGGTACGGCATTGAGCGACAGCGTTGGATTGCCGGCTGTACCGGCAGGGTTGGATACGACGAGCGGCAGCGAGACGGCGAGGGAGCGTACGACGTACGTCCCCGTGGCTGTGCGCGTGACGAGGCCGAGGCCCACGAGGGCGGCGAGCGCGGACAGCTCGGCGGACGAGGGCTGCCATTGCGTCGTCGATTGCGACGGCGTGTTGTCAGGAGGCGGGCCTGTGTTGCTGCGCTGCGTCAGCTTGACGGCAGAGAGATTGCCGCGATCGACGGCAGGGGCTCCGACAATAGCGCCGCTCATGATGGGCGAAAATAGCCGGACGGCCTGTAGTTCCGGCAGGCCTGATTAAGCTTGTCCTGCACTCGCTCACGCGCGACGAGACACAACTGGCAGCACGGCACGGCAAATTTCGGCATCCCTTTGATTGTGCTCACGCCCGGTGAGCGGAGCACGAGCCTTGTGTTAAGCGCCGTCACCGGCCCGTGACAGTAAAAGCACTGACCCTTTGTATTGGCGACAGCAGTCGCCTTGTGCCGCCGCATTTCTTTGGCAAACGCACCAAACACGCGAGGTTTTGATGGATCGCGAAGGCTCATTTGGTCATTCCTCGTACGATTGCGAGAACACGGCGTCAACAACCACTCCCGGAAGGCTCACAGCGGCCTCTCCTGCTGAAACGTAGGGCTTTTGATCGTCGGGGGCCTCGGTATGGGTCGGAGCCGATTCGGGCTCGGTACGCGTTACAGCCACCAACTGCGGGGCGCTTGGTACGCCCGCGATGTCGAGGACGACACCTGCGGCGGCGCGGACGTCCCCTGTGCGCTCGATGGCGCGCAGGACAGCCGTGAGAGAAACGTCGGCTGTGATGGTCGATTGTTCGTTGCGCTCGCCGGCAAGAATGGCGTCCTCGCGGATGGCCGCAATCCGATCGCCGTGTGATGGCGCGACGCGAATGAACCTGCGGGCCGTGTCTGCGAGGAGCGCGCGGCGCTCGTTGAGCCGGAGCATTCCGTCGCGGTCAGCCTGAGCCTTTAGCTCGCGGATCTTTGCGGCGACGCGCTCTCGTGCCAGTACGCGAGGAGCGATGTCCTTGGCTCTCACGGCATCCGACTTCCACGCAATGCGATAGGCGCGCGTTGGCGTGAATCCATCGCAGGCGATCAAACGGGCGAAGTACGCCTCGGGACCGGTAAGCTCCTTGGGGACGCTACCAATCGCTACTACTGGCTCAACAGCGGCAACCACGCATCAACCTATCGTGATGTGACGGCACAAGGTCAAGTTTACCATCCGAAGCTTTAGCGAAGGATGGAAACAGCGAAGCCGTCCCTTGTGAGAGAGACGGCTTGCTGATGAAGACCCGTCCCTGTTTCTCAGGCAGGGGCGGAAGTGGCGGCGTTGATGGCTGCGCGGGCCTTCAGACGTATGGGGCTCGCCGAGTACGGAGCTGCGCTTTCCTCCAGCTCAACGTAGGCAATCAGCGCCTCCAGAAGCGCCGGGGCGCTGGCGATGAGGCGGGCGTTGGCTTTCGCCTGATCGACCGAAATGAAGGCGTTCGCGCCTTCGTCCGAGAACACAGAAGCAAGCATGATCGGCGACCCCTCGCCTTTCACCTCGTAACCGAGGCAGATGTCGAACGGGTGGTCTGAGACAACTGCACCGCAGGTCCACGGCCCCGGCGTGAACGAAGCCTTGGCGGGGCTGTTGTGCTGTGCTGTGGCTGGCTTTGAGTTCATCGGGAGCAATGCTACCACAGGGCCGAAGGCCCGTCACCCCGTTGCGGGGCTACAGTTTTCCCTTGGTGGGGGTGAGGGCTGGTCGCAACACGTGTTTCTCGAAACGCACGAATTTCCCATTAAGCGTAACGCGATCGGGCGTGCATTCCGGGTGGGTGGCGAGCCATTGGACAAGGCTCTCAAGAGTCGGAAGGTCCACGAAGGCCAGTGTGCGCTTGGGCGTCCAATAACGCAGGTTGTAATTGTCAGTGTCCTCGGGGCGCACCTCGGAATGGAATTGGTGGCCACGCTTTTTCAGCTCACGGAAAACGACGTCGCTAGAGTGTGGCGACCGGTGTACGCACCCCATGTACGAGAGCAGGCTGCTTGTGGTCAGGAGACTGGTTGGTTTTCTGCGCTTGTCCGTCCAGCCTTTGCAGGGACGGCGCAAGCGCCCGTCCCTCTCATCATCCAAAGCAATCGCTTCGTCCAACGTACGGTCAGCGCTCATCGTCGATTGGTTTGATTCCATTGGTTCCACTCCGTTTTTGGTACAGTACGCGTACGGGTTACGATTAACTTTTTTGGCGTACCGATGGGCGCTGATAGCGCCCTGCGTACGGCTTTAGGAGCGGCCTGCCGGGCCGCTTTCAGCTCCTGTTCACGTTGGTACCGCTCACAGGCTTCGCGTTGCTCACGATCTTCAGGTGTTTCTCTCATGGAACGAACACTGCCCCGGTTCGAGGACACGGGAAGGACTCCGCAGCGTGGCCTCAGGTTTTGGTTTTACCCTCGGGGAGCCGAAGTTTGGTTCATCGGTTTGTCACCGGCTTACTGCCCCGTTCCTGAGGTGCCTCAAGGCCCCGCACCGCATGCTCCGCAGTCCTTCACAGCAAACACACGGATTTTCGCCAGTTACCCTTTCGAGTCCGCCCACTTTGCTAGGGCTGTCAGCTCGCGTGCCGCGATGGCTCGTCAGGCGAATGAAGGTCGTGAATTAGCGACGGGACATTCTGAAAACGATGAAGCCCGCCCGGAGCAAGCTCCAAAGCGGGCCTCAAAGTAATTCACGACCTTTCGGTGGGCGCAAAGCGGAACGAAACGGCACGGGATGTCAAGTACGTGCTGGGACGTGCGCAGCTGTGCTTGCGTGACAGTTGACCCCTAGGGCATTGCGGTGGTCCCCTAAAAATCTGTCGGGTAGGCAGGAAAGCGGGGAGCTGGTAGAGTGGTTGGCATGGCAAAGCTGAAGTTGATTGCTCCCAACAGTGTGCTCCCAAAGGGGGCGAAGCTGATTAAGCCACCAATTGAAAAAGAGGTTGGCGGGTGGGTGTTGCAGGAGTTTGACGCCAGGGTTGAACGGCTCGGCCTGACGTGGCTGCGCGTCAAGGGTGGTATGGGGGGCAGTGAAGACTGGATCGCCGACATCCCGTCGGGGTGCGTCAGCATTCACGACTACGAATGGCGGGAGCCTCGCTGGGGTTCCGCCCGCTACGAATCTTTCGACGAGGCCTGCGCTGGTCGGATTGCTCGCGCCATCGAACACCAGAAACATAAGGCCGCAGAACTTCGCCAGAAAGCGGAAGAAGCGGATGAATCCGTTGTCCTGCTTGCGCGAGCCATTGCCCGCGCCACAACCCCCGGAAAGGCCACGTGACCACCAAACCAAAGGCAGCGGCCAGCGAGGCTGCGTTGCGGGCAGCCAATTGCGTACAAACCTACGTCATGCAGGAGCACTCCGAAGGCGTGTGCCCTCGTGAGGGAGTGATTCGCGAGATAATCGACCGCGAGACCAACCTGCCCGCGCTCCTTGCGGAGCGTGACCGGCTGCGTGAGGCGCTGGAACCAATGGCAACCAAGCCACTGGAGGAATTGGCTTCCTCTCTCAACCTTGCGGGCTGCACTGACGCCTTTGGTCAGTTCTACGCGGACGCAAACGCGCTTACGGTTGTAACCGCGCTGCTCAACGTGCTGCGCCGTGATCGCGCCCGCGCGGCCCTCAAGCACACCACCACCACCACCTGACACCATGACCACGCTATTCATCCCGCAACGCCTCGTTGGTCGCGTCCTGACGCGTCTTGAGGTGCGCGAAGCCATGGAGCGGGCCGGAAGGCCGCTCTCCGATGAGGAGCTAGTTGCCCTCGCCTCCACGCCACGGCAGGAGCCTCCCACGGATTTGGAGCTGCGCACCATGGCTGCCCGTGACCGCGATCGTGTCGAGGGCTGTATCGTCACGCCGCCAGCCCGTTCCAACTTTCACGACGCATGACCAACCTCGTCGTCTACATCAACCGCCACGGCCACGCCGAAACAGGCGAGCTGGTTGCCAATGGTCGGGAACTACAGACACGCCTTGGGCGTACCATCCTGCCCCACGGGGCCATCCTACGGGACGCCACGCCGGAGGAGGCGGCTGAGTTTGTCGCAGCCTGCGCCTCTGTCCGGGCCGGGTTGGCCCGCTGGTACAACGAGCGTCCCCACGTCTGCGACTAACCTTTCACCACCACCAATGCCAACAGCACTGATTCAGACCATCACGCCCGACGGCTCGTTCTCCACGGACAACGGCCGTCTTTTCGCCTTCATCTACGATTTGGACGACGGGACACGGGGCGTCGCCAACCACAAGAGCGAACGTTCCCCATTCCGCGAGGGGGAGGAAGTGGAATACGCCCTCAATGGGGAAACCAAGCGCGGAGACCAGAAGCTCAAGCTCACCAAGCCCGGACAGGGCCAATCCTACGGCTCCCAGAGGCCCGCCAATGGCGGGGGAGGGGCAAGACAGCCCCCGGGCAACTTCAAGCCCGTAGCGGACCAGCAACCGGCCCAGTTCTTGGGCGTGCAAGTCGGGATGAGTCTCAATCAGGCCGTCACTGTAACCGTGAAGGAATTCGAGCAACCGGGCGGGCGCGTCATCGCGAGCCCCGACTTCTGGAAACGGGTTTGGGAGAACGCCTCGTCCATCCTGCGCATCGCTGCCGTGCTGGAAAAGGGGAAGCTCGCGCCCAACGGCGCAAAGGAGGAAGCCGAGCCTGTCCGGCAGGCTGCGCCACCTCCCGCTGCTGCTCGTGCTCCACGCTCCCAGCCCGTCACGGAACGTGAAGCGGCCAATCAGACGGACGCGGGAGCAGACGAGGATGTGCCTTTTTGAGCCATGGCCACTCCAACCAAAACAACCGTCGTTCCTGTTTGGCATATCCACCGGGGCGGGGAGCGAATTGCGGATTCTTGCGTGGTTGCATGCGATTGGCACAAACAGTTATCTGAAATTCAGGCCGCTGGCCTCTGTTTCACTGCTGAGATTCTGCGCACGGGTCACGTCAACCTCTGCCTTGAACACCCTGATTACGGCGACTTCATGAGTCGCATTGCCGACAACCGGCCGTGCGATAACACACCGGCCATCGTTCTTTTCAACATGCTCCGCGACTGGAGTCATTCACGGCTCCAAAGCTGGATTGCCGCAGCCGAAGCATGAACCTCGACGCGTGGGGGTTCAGCACCAAGGCAGACCCGCTGCTCATTGCAGCCCAATGCCGGTGGTACGAGCTGAGAGCCGAGGCGCTGAAGCTCTGGACTGAATTTGTGTCGCACAACCAAAAATAGATATGTCCAACCGCTACTCAGTCGCGCCCGCCGACGTACAAAAACGGGTGAAGAAGATCGCAGGGAAGTTCCACAAAGGGCTCGTAAAGGGACGAGCCCGACTGGACGTCCTTTTTGTCACGCCGCAGGAGGATGACGACGGAGCGCCCATCAAGCAATGGGGCGGCGTCCAAGTCGCCAAGACGCGCATCATCAGCCAGCGCGACCGTGGCGCGGGCCGTGGTGACGCGGAAATCCTCATTGATGCCCGCTGCTGGGACGGGCTCACGCCTGCCCAGCGTGACGCCGTGGTCGATCGGCAGTTGAGCTTTCTCAAGGTCAAGACCGACGACGAGGGCAACAACGTCCTCGACGGTAATGATCGCGTGAAACTCATCATGCAGCGGCCCACGCGCATCTTCGCGTGGTTCGATGACGTGGCCAAGCGCCACGGGGAGAACAGCGTCGAGGTGCAGGAGGCCAACGAGCTGATTGCCGCAGGCGGGGCGCAGCTCTATTTCCCCGGCATGGAGCCGCCCAAGGCGTCCCGCAGGGCGCTGCCTGCCGCTTCCGGGCAAGTGATCGAGATGACGCCGGCCAAGGATGCCGAGAAGATCGCGGCCAAGTAATTGTCCCGAAGGGACTGAGAGGCCCGCCCTCGTGCCGGGAAACCGAGGGCAGAATTTCCATGGCTCAAATCACAATCGACTCCACTGCTGTTTCAAACTTCCTAAAGCCAATCGTCTGCCCCGAATGCGGGGGGGTGTACGCGATTTCGGCTTCGTACAAAGAAGAAGCAGCCCGCGTCGGCCTGTTCCGACTTCCTTGGACCTGCCCCTATTGCAAAATCGAGCGCGGCTATGGCGATGGAGAGGTACAGCGCAAGGACAGGGAGATTGCGCGCCTCCAGACAGAGCGCGAGCACTTGGAGGCGGCACGCAAGGCGCAAAGCGAACGAGCTGATGCAGCGGAGCGCAGTCGCAACGCTTTTCGCGGACACCTGAGTCTCGTGAAGAGGCGGGTGAAACACGGCGTCTGCCCGTGTTGCAATCGCACGTTCAAACAGTTGGCGCAGCACATGGCGACAAAGCACCCGGGGTTCTCTCCAGACATCGCACCAATACCATGAGCGACGCCTCACAAATCCTCGCCTGTCTGGAGCGCATCGAATTGATGCTCGCCGCCCGTCTTCCCAAGGCCGTGAAGCCCAAGAGATCCAAAAGGATTGCGGGACGCCCCGACTTGGCGCTCGTCCCCTACAACGACGTGCCCTACCGCGCCATTGTGGACGCCTACCACGAGATGCTGCCGGGACAGCCGCGCATTGGCATGCTGACCCCTGCGCGGCGCAAGGTGCTGGCCGATTTCTACAAGTGGTCAAGCGCGGCCGAAGGCGATCCGCTGGAGACGATCAAAGGGACATTTGAGCGATGCCAGCAGGCACGCTTCCTAACGGGAAAGCCGTTCGCCGATCTGTTTTGGATGCTGGAGCCTGACCATCTGGCGAAGATTCACGAAGGCCATTACGACCAAGCCGAGCAACCGAGGTTCAGACGATGAAGCCGAACAAGCCCAGCGATCAGCCGCAGCAGTCGGCTGTATCGCGTGGTTCGGCTCCTCCTCCTTCTTCCCAAACATGAGCACGGCCCCTATCACCCTCTGCGCTGCGCTCGATTCCGATTCCAGAGCCAAGCGTCTCGCGTCGTTTCTCGTCTTCTCGAAGGGCTCTGTCGTCCTGAAGGACGAATTCATTCGCCGCCCGTTCAAGCCCGGGTTCTGCACGTTCTGCGGGGGACAGCTCCCCACAACGTGGCGGGCTGTAAAGATCAACCCCGATGGCAGCGCCACGTGGGTAGAGAGCGACCATTCAGAGGAATCACTCGCCAATGTGGCGAAGTTCAGGGCGCTGCCGATTGACGAGTACGGGTTGCGCAAGGGCTACCTCCTTTCGTCTGTGACACTGTGCGAGGTGATGACAGCCGAGAGCGTGTGGACCAAGGCCAAGGAGATCCTGCGGGCCGAGTACAAACGCCGTGAGGAGCAGGACAACGCCAAGGCTGCCGGAGAGAGCGAGCGAGCCAAGCGCGCGGCCAAGGCTTACGCCAGCAACCAGACATTCTGATGGAAGTGAAAGCCACAGGCGGACGCATGGTTTACACCGTGCAGAGCGAGAGCGACCCGCGCTCGGTGCATATTGTCGATCTCACTGAGAACGCCGGCCGTTCCGCCTGCTCCTGCAAGGACTGGCAGACACGGCGCTGGCCGATCATCCGCGACGGCGGAAGCGCCACGTGCAAGCACGTGCGAGCGGTGAGGGAATTCTTTCTCGATAATCTGCTACGCGAAATGGCTGTGCGCGAGACAGAGCCGAAGAAGCGATGAAACCGGGCACGATAGTTTCGTTTCAAGCCGATCCCGCCTCCATGGCACTACTCGTGCCCACCGCTGGTTCCGTCCGCTTCTGTGGTGAAGTGATCGAGACCAAGCCCATCGTGCCCTTCGGGCCGGGGAAGATCCCCAACGTGTGCTGCAAGGTGCGCGGCAAGACAGGCAAAGAGGTGTCGATTGATTTCGTGGGGCTGTTCGGGGCTGTCCACGAGTCGTGGAAAGAGGCCGAGGCGTCAGTGAAGGAAGCCAACCGGAAGAAGAAACCATGAGAGGCTATTGCATCCGCCCAGACGGCAAGCCGTGGGTCACTTGTCGGACTACGAGAGCCCCAAAGACAAAGACTGCGTTGATGTCCGACGACGAGCTGTGCCGTCCTGAGCACGTCGCATTTGTCCGCTCAATCGTCGAGTCAATGGAGAGCGAACTGTCGAACGGTATCTTTCGCGATCACCTCGTGCGCATGCTGCGCGAACTGGAGCGACTTAAAAGACAATGACCATTCCCACTTACGAGCCCGCCGACGTGGCCAGCCGCATCAGGCGCAAGCGCCACGGCCTGCCCGCTCATTTCTTCTGTGCCTGTAACTCTGCCTTTGCCGCTGCTGTGCTCTCCTCGAAGCTCAACCGGCTGGGCTTCACGGTGACGGTGAGCGAGGATCACGAGCTTGAGGCCATGGGGCCGCAACCGTCCACGGTGGGCGGGGATTGGACGGTGCCGTCGTGAGCCGCACCACCAAATCCTCTCTGCTGTTCACGGCTGACACCATAGTGACCAAGCCGCTTTGGCTTCAGCGCCAGCTCGCACCATTCCTCAATCCTGAGGCCGCTACGCCTCCAGCCGCACCCATCACCCTCCCTGCGCCTCAAAAGGGGCGCGTACCGCGCACACGCAACGCCAGCACCATCACGGAGGCCGCTTATTGGGGCATGCTGCGTTCCGGGCTGCGCCGCCTGTTTCGTTTCTGGAAGCCGGCCGTCATCGCGCTGCACAGCGCACGCGTCGCTTGTAGAGGCCCCAACGGCCAGAAATGGGCGTACGTCTGTTCGCTCTGCGCCAAGCCGTTCCCGCGAAAGCGGGTGGAGATACACCACGTCGTAGCCGTGGGGAAACTGCTCTCGTACGAGGACGTGGGAGAGTTTGTCAGACGCCTCACGCCGGAAAACCCGAAGGGCTACCGTGTTTTGTGCAAAGCCTGTCACCTCAAGCTCACCAACAGCGAAAGAACACCATGACCGACGACCCGCATCCCACCGTGTGGGACAAGAATTACTTAACGCGCACCATCACAGTTCACGGCATGACCCAGCGCGCGTATTTTGCGGCCACCGCCGCAGTGGCGCTGATGTCTGACCCCAAGTGGGTCAGCGGACTTGATACCGCCTGTAAAGAGCACGGCATTACCTTCAAGCGCGGCCTTGCGGTCAATTGCGTGGAGTTTGCTGACGCGCTCATGGCCGAATTAAACAAGGCACCATGATCGCAGCCATCTCAGATTTGCCTACCACGTGGTGGATTGCCTTGGGCTTCGGCTGCGCCTTCCTTGCGCTCTGCGCCCTCACCGTCTGGTCGCTGGGGGACCAGACACATGACGAGGACGACGACGGGGAACAGCCATGAGCCTGACGTTCGTAACCGTGATGCGCTCGGGAGGCGCGTATGACCACACGTGGACGCAGCGCCTTTGCCGTCAGGTGCGCAACCACCTCCAACCAGACCAGATTGTCTGCCTGACAGACGACTTCAACGGCGGGGCTCCAATCATGTGCGCTCCGTTTGAAGCTGTTCGTCTTGTGCCACTGCCCCAGCCGTGGCCGGGGTGGTTCTCCAAGTTGAACCTGTGGGCTCCGGGCCTCTTTGAGGGTCCGGTGCTCTACGTCGATTTGGACTCGCTCATCCTGAAGCCGATCCCCGATCTGGAAGCGAAGATCGTAGCCGGAGGACGGCTCCTGCTCTTGGACGACTTCTTTGCGCCTCACAGAGCGGCGACGGGCGTCATGGCGTGGGTTCCCTGCGCGGAGACAGAGGCCATCCATGCGGAGTTCTGTCGTAGGCCCGTGTGCAAGCCCGGTTGGTCCAACGGAGACGGCTCAATCGTGGGACAGTACGTCCACCGCGGGCTGCAACCGCTCTTCCCGGGGGTCTTCCAAAGCTGGAAGATTCAGGAGAAGCTACGCCAGCCCGTCACAGGCTCTGTGCTGTGCTTCCACGGCCAGCCAAAGAACGACAGCTTTCCACCTGACCATTGGGTGACGAAGGCGTGGAAGGGTATGCCGAACACCGCCGTGAGCCAACCCGGCGAAAAGCAACCGCAATGAAAAAGACCTCTCGCAAACGCTGCGCGTCAACCGGGTTGGCTCGACGAACTGGTTCTGACCCTCTTCACGTGCTGCGATATGCGCTCAATCGAGCGGAGGCGGAAAAAAACGGCTGCCGCTTGGCTGACTACGCGCCAGCGATCCGGTCCGCGCTGAACGAGTTGCAGACGCGACGCTACGATGACCAGTGGTATGAGGTGGAGCACTTCATCCCGAACGATCGCGAGTTGATCTTACTGGGGTGGGTGCACGGCAAAGTCGAAACTGTGCGCACCGGCTGGTACACGGCGAGCGGGTGGCGTCTAAGCGGCGACATCAAACCGCGCACCCCGCCGCACTACTACCGCAGACTGCCGTCGATCTGTGGTCAGAACGCTCAGGTCAGCAACTCCGGGCCGGAGGCTCACGCGTGAAAAAGACTTCTCGAAATTCTGGGCGCGTCCACCGGAGTTGCGCTGGACCGGCTGGTTCGGCTCTGCTCCGCGCCGCGAAAAGACGCAAGCGATTGGCGGAACTGGCGAACGAAGCGGATCGTGCCTATGGCGATGCCCTCACGGCTCGGTATGGCTGGACTGGTCGCGAGGAACTACCGGACGATATGGTCGAGGTGATCGACTACGGAAATGCGCCCAACTATCGCGTGACTCTCACGTGGCTCGACGAGTGCATGGCCACCGTCGGGCTGAAGCCGAACGCTGAGGTGAGCAGCGGCCCAAAAACCTAATGGAAACGAAAACTGAAAACGCTGCCGGGCCGTCTGCTCCGGCGTCTGGTTCGGCGTGTTTCGTGTGCGGGCTCCCCTTGTCCGTTCACGAGCAATGCCCGAAATGCGGCTACACCCATTGCGACTGCGCCTTTCATATGGACCACCGTCTTTGCGGGCAACCGAACCCGCCCGCGCCAGTCCGCGAAGTCACTGACGGTGCACCGCCGAAGATCACCTACCAGCCGCAGCATCTTTGGAGCGATGGCGAATTTGATCCATCGTGGGTCGGTATCGGCGAGCCCACGATATCGAAGCAGGTCATACGCTCGCGGCTGGCACTGTTTCTTTCGATCCACCCCGATGACAAGGTGCGCGTGCTGAAGATCGTCAGCAGCGCGGAGGTAATCGACGCGGCCGAGTTCATGCCGAACACCAAGACCAGCGACGCGTAGCGTTCGCTGCGTCGTCCGGTTCGGCTCAAACGATGACGACGGGCCGGTGCTTGCCCTTGATTCCCTCAGGTCCTTGGACCGTGGAGAATTCGTCCTCACATACAAAGGGCCACGGGTACAGCTCTTTGATGAACGAAAAGCGTTTCAGGTTCAGAAAAACGTCTGTTGGCTCGCACTCTTTCGCCTTCGCCAAGACGGCTTCTGCGCCATTGTGACGGTAGTAAACCGCGTGAGCCCCCGGCACGAAACTTTTGGATGTCAGCGGGCGAATGCCCGCTGACGGCGTCCTGAACGTGCCAAAGCTCGGCTTTCCGAGGCTGCACACAATCGGACCACCGACGATCGGGAAACGTGGTAGCGGCCGCACCATCACGGCGTCATGCTCTAGCAGGCAAAGACTTTCTCCGCTGTAAGCGCATTGGTGCAGGGCGGCCATATGCGAAAGAAAACACGCCATGCACGGCTCCGTCCGACTAAAGCGATTGTTTGTGAACTTATCTGTCGGCCAACCTCTCGCGCGAAACATCGAGTGCACGTCGTCGGCCGGCGTGATCGCCGGGAACATCTCCACGGACAGCCCGAACTTGGAGCACGAGACGATGCAACGTTGAGCGGCTACCACCGATTCCGGCATGGACATGATCGTAATTACTAGGGCACGCATCAGGGTACTTGCTTCCATATTTTCCTGCTGCAAATAGCCCCGACATGCCGACGCGAAACCCCGAAGGCTAGCGCCAATTCGCGATGACTAATCAAGCCAGTGGCATGGAGCGCCCGCATGCGAGTTGGATCGTCCGGCGCAAGTTTCGTGTTCGGATGATCAGGTCCACAAGCGAGCCGGCCTTTCACTAAAGCGTCGCGCGAATTAACCAACGGAGAACCGAGAAACAAATGACGCGGATTACAGCATAGACGAACGTCACAAGTATGGCATACGAAAAGACCGCTCGGAATCGCGCCGTGAGTCAGCTCCCATGCCAGTCGGTGCGCGTAGTAGGGTTTATTTTGAAGGACTATTTGTCCGTAACCCACATTCATTGGTGGGCGCTTCCAGAGCCAACACTCCTTTTCTTCCGCGCGGTTGACCTGAGCCCAAAAACGCTCCTTTAATTTCTCATCCATGACTGACGCCTCCTCGTTAGTTGTGGTTAAACGCCGTGTTCGGGGTGGTTCCCGACGCGGCGTTGCTGTTCTATCGGATCAAGCTAGTGCGTCCATTTGTTTTCGTCGCGTAGTTCCTGAGGCAAGCCAGCTTTCCCGGGAACCACTGGCGACACATCAACGAATCGTTGGGAATCAGACCAACCCCCCAAACCTTCGCGATCAACTCGGCGGCGAACCACGGTTGCAGATAGTAGGCAGAATTGCCGGGAAGTCCTTGTGGCTGGCTCGCGTCCTCGTCCACCCAAGGACACGGAGCGCAAGTCAAGTACGGCAGACTTATCCCGAGCACAAGGTTCCTATGGTAGAGCGACGCACTACGCGTAGCTCCGTGCGGGTTGTTCAAAGACACCGCACCGAATCCAGCATCGCTCACCTCCGCAGGATCAAACCTGCGCACGTACTCGGAATCATCTTCGTGTACGATGAACGGGAGATTCAATTGGGCGCAGTATTTCCAGAGGTGGAGATGGCTGAGAGCGCATGCGACACGCGCCCAATGATTGCCGCTGTATGGCGTGCAGGTCAGTCCACCAATCACCTTTGATCCCGTGAGCGGGTACGTCCATTCAAGCCGCTCCTCCTTCATCACTTTGATGGCTTCGTGAGCGGGCGTTCCGTGCCACATGTGGACGGCAAACGGGTTGCCCACGGCTTCGCTTGAGCGCGTGAGATTCTGGAAGCTGTCCATGGAGCGGGGGATCTCCGGCAGCGTGATGGCGAAGGCGAGCTGCTGTGTGCTGCTCATGGCTTGTTGATCTGCAAGAGTACGGAGTCGGGCTTGCCGCTCTGGGCGCGGAAGTCGTGGCGCGTGAGGGTGCCGCCAGAGGCGGCGATGGCGTTGGCGAGGTCCAGCCACGTCGCCATGTTGAAGTGTTCGCGACGAGCGTCAAACCACGCGGGGAAGTCCTCGTCTTGGAAGAGGTCTATAGGGAAACAGTCCTCGATGAAGTAGACGCCACCCGGAGTGAGCAACGGCCACAGATTCGTAAACGTTTTCGCCTGATCGCGGGGCCTGTGGGAAGCGTCGTCGATGATGAGGTCAAAGGTTACACTCGGAAGACCGCCGCCTTTGGTGGAGTCCCACTGAAGGACGACAGCGCGGTCAACGCGCTGCACGATGCCCCGAGCGCCAATGTCCACGCCGGTAATTTCCGCATCTGGCCACCATTCGCACCACGCCCGCAGGGAAGCGCCTTTCCAAACGCCAACCTCAAGGAGCCTATTCGGTGGCGTCAGCTTCTCGTAAACGGCGTGGTAAAAATGCTGTGCCTTGTCCGTGCCATGCTTCTCGAAAATCTGCTGTAGCGTCATGTCTGACGTTTCAACAGCATGTGCCCGTGGCCGCGAGACTCGCGAATTGCGACAGTCCAACCATTGTCCTTTGACCACCGCTCCAGCTCCACGGCCAGCTCTGGATATTTGGTGGTGTCGTGGGCGAGGATTTGCTGACGAACAAACGGACCATGCACCTTCAGCTCCGAGCGCAAATGCTCCGGACGGTGGAGCGAATCTATCAAAAGAAAGTCGATGGGGAAACCGAGCGGGTTGCGGCTGTCCTGCCCGAACACTTCGACCACTTGGTCACATCGCTTCGCATCGGCTTGGAATAGGGCCTCCACGGCTCTGAATGGGCCGGGGGATATGTCCACCCCAAATGCCCAACGAAAGCCTGCCAAAAGGGCACAGGCGAGCGTGCAGCCCTGATTAGTACCCAGCTCGACGTACGTCTCGCAGCCTTCTTTCGCAGCATCGACTATCAATCCGTGGTGGGCGCAGTAATCGGGACCGTGGGCGCGCTCTTGGGCGGCGCGTAAAAGGACGTAAAACTCTGCGAGATCCGCAGCAACTATCTCAGCTTTGACCACGGTGCGAATTTACGATCCGGTGGTGCCACGCGGCGTCGTTGTGATCGGCTGCGCGTTCTTGGACGTGGACAAATTTGGTGTCCGCAGTTCGCCTGTCGTACTTCGTTCCGTCCTTCAGGCCGTGGACTTGCCGATTGTACTCCACGGAGAGCGGCGTGAAGTTGAGTAGTCCTGAGAACGCGAGGGCGTTGAGAAAACATTGCTCGGTCGCGTACGAGGCCGTGAGCCCTGCGCCCTTGATTGATTCCACGTACGCTTTTGGCTGCGGGTGAACGGAACGCATCTTCTCCACGCCGGCAGCAGAGAAGAGAATCAGGCCGGCGTTCCATTGGCGCACGCGTCCCTTGTCGTCCTTCGGAATCTTGCAGCCCCATTTGGCGGCGCACCACGCAGCCCATTTCTTATCGTTCTCGCTGCTGAAGATGGACGACGGAAACTTCTCCCTTATCCACGGTTGGTCCGGCTCCTCGCACATGCCGAAGTCGCCGACGGCCTCCATGAAGATGTTGTCCGTGATTCCCTCGACGGGAAACACGTCAACGTCGCAGACAAGCACGCGTTCGTACGGCCTGAACGTGGGGTCATAGACGGGGCGCAGCTTGTCAAACCACCTGGCGTCAACGCCCAGCCTGTTGGTGTACGGGTCGTGCCGGTCAAAGCGGTAGTCCGCTCCCACCATCTTCGCGTAGGCTGCCATGGCGGCGGCTCCAGCCTCTGCGCCGGGGAGTACGGGACGGGAGAGCCAATACTGAAAAATGCAGTTCATGCCCGGTTACTCGCGAGAATGTTGGCGACCAAGGGAACGTAAACGCCCTGCTTCACGGCGAGAGTCGTCAGCACACGGATGTCCCGTTCAAGATGACCCCCGCCAAAAGGGGGACCGGCAAGGAGCGGAGCCTTGGGACTGATGCGTCCTTCCGTGCGCAGGGCGCGGGCGAGGGCGTTCATGTCGCATTGGTACGGAGCCGTGATGCGGGCAATCTCGTTGATGAACGCTATCGTCAGCCCGAGGTAGGCGTTGAGCGTGTGCTTCACCAATTCCGCCGTTTCGGGCGTCGTCCAGATGATGAGGGACGTAAACGGGGCCAGAAGCTCCGCGAGGAGCGCAGGGCGCGCTTCGCCACGCACGCCCACGACAATGCGGGTCTGCTGCCTGAAGTCGGCCACGGCCGACGCTACGCGGATGTTCTCGGGGCAGCAGACAATACGATGCTGCGGGAACGCGGCTTCCAGCCGTGCCGTGGTGCCAAGAGGCACTTGGGAGGACAGGACGACGAGGGTTAAGGGGGAGACGCCAGCCATGGCCAGACATGCGCCCGAGACAATCGACTCAACGTCCGGCATGCCGTCGGGCATGATGGGCGTGTCCTCGCAAAGCCACAGCACATCAGTGTCGGAATCCGGGAGGCGCGTGACGGTGAAGTGGGACGAGCAGCATTCAGCCACGGCGCTTGCAAGCGTGTCCTGACCGACAACGGAGACTTTCATTCGACGAGCTTCTGCCGTTTCAGGTCTCCGTCCACGAACACCGCAACCCACGTGTCACCGCTCTCGTCGACGAAGCCCGTGGGCTGGTCGCGTGCTTCAAGCACGGCGATTTCCGGCTCCATACTCTCGTGAACCGGCAGCGCAAAAAACGTAATGGGATCGTAGAGAGCGGGTGTCTTCATTGGATGATCCCAGCATCACGCAGGGCTTCGTAATTCTTCAACTTTGATCCTGTGGGACGGTTACGCACGTGGACGAAACACGCCTTTGAAAAATCCTCTTCGTAGCTCGGCCAGCACCATTTGAAATTGAGGTAAGCGCCCTCGGTGGGAATCTGGGCGAGGATGGCGAGCCTGTGCATCACGCCTTCGTCAACGCCGTTGGCCATCGTATCGAAGGGCCGCGCTTCTTCGTAACTGTAGGCGTTGCGCAGCTTCACGCGCAGGGGGAGCGGAAGGCGATAGACCGCACCGCCCCAGAAAGGGGCGCTATCGCTCGTCAGTGCCTTCAGGTTGCGACGTACGCGTGCCTGCGCGGTCGCGTGGTGCCAGCCGTAGCCGGTCTCCGCGAAGATGTCTTCTTTCAATCCGTTCACGGCGAATTGATCCACGTCCACCATTACCACGGTCTCGTACTCGTCCCACTCGGGGAGCAGCATCACGAGCTTTTGAGACCACGGCGATAGGCGGGGCTCAAAGACGTTTCCTGAAAGCAGGCGATAGTCGGCCCCCATCTGCGCGGCGTGCCAACGCATGTTTGCCGTGGAGAGCTTCGCGATTTCGGGAAGCGCAGCCTCGTGCCAGTGTTGGAGAACCAGCCGCTTCACAGCCGTGGACGGGCTGTGCCCGTTCGGATCATCTCGGCCGGGTCGTCGCCCTTTAAGTGCTCCGACAAAAACAGGTGGTGGAACCAACCCTCGTGCATCCGCCCGGGCTGCAACGCTCCATACAACCAGTTAAACTGAATGGGGAGTGCAGCCACGTTCACGCTGTTCGCGCGAAGGAACCAAGACAAAGTACATTGTTCACTCTGCCAGCGCCATCCGCCTTCGCCGTTGATGAACCGCTCCAATGAAGGCTGCTCCCAAAAGGCCTTTGGTCCGTCAGGCATGAACCGCTGAAAGCTCCGGTTGTAGACCATCACGCCGCACTGCAAAAACGGCAACCCGACACCGTTGACGGGAGCAAATTGCATCTGCTCGTAGCGATCGAGCTTGCGGGCGTAGAGCGGTGAGATGGGGAGCGCCCGCTCTGTCACGCCAGCAACGTCGCAGTCAGTCGGTACGCAATCGAAAATGTTCGGCGCGCTGTCCGTGATGTAGACATCCGAGTCGATGAGCGCGATCTGCTCGAATTCATGGAGGTAAGAGAGGCCGTTCAGCTTCTCCAGATTCGGGAGCCCTCCCAAGCGCACAGCTCCTTCGCTACGTTGAGACTTTTTCGGCATCACCTTTAGAACCATTTCAAGTTGCACCTGATGAACGCAGCCAATGCGGGCGGCGTATGCCGCCGCAGAGCGGACGCATTTCTCCCACAGCGGGCGACGCTCGCCGATGAGTACCTGAAAAAGTAAACGCTTCACTTGGCCCGCGCTTCCTGAAGCGCAGCCCGGAACCGCGTCCACATCTCTTTCCTCTGTGCCACGGCCTCGTCATAGACCGCCTGTTTCTCCTCGTCCAGCGAAGCCCTGAATTGCTTGTCGCCTTTCTTCGAGCCCGTGAACGGCGCGAACAGCGATTCGTGGAAGTCCTGCGACACATCGAGCGGACGCTTCTTCTTCTCCAAGAGCGTGCGCACAGACGCGACAGCTTCCTCCATGTCCCCGATACGGAGGGCTTCCTTCAGCGGCTTGTACTGCGACACCGGGTGTTCGCCCGGGTCTTTCGGGATGTCGTGGTCCGTCTTGTATTGATCGGCGAGGTTGTAGATGCGCGTTACAGCCGTGAGCGGCTTCACCTCCTTGACGCCGGCTGCACTACCGAGGCTCGTCAGTGTCTCCATCAGCCCAGCCCGTGGACCGCCACGCTCCCGACCTTCGAGGAAAGCCCCGACAGACGGGTTCAGTTCCTTGGCTGCTGCCTTCAGGTTCTCTTTGATTTGTGGCAACCCTTCGTCAACAAGCGGGGCTTCGCGGAAGCCGGAGATGGATTTGCCTGTGAGGGCGACAGCACCCACGCGCACTATGGGGCCTGCGTACGGGTGAACGGCGGAATTGATGATGTCGCGCGCCATGTCGCCCCCAGTGCGATTAAATGACTGGTCGCTGCGCGCCCCCTGAATGGCAGCGTTGATGCCTGTCAGGCGCAGACCACGACGAAGGCCCGTCCATTGGAGCGGGTCGATGACGATGTGCCGGCCACGCTTGTCATCCTTCCCTGTGTCGATGGCTCCTTGTGGCGTCCCGGGACGTCCAAGAATGGAGCCCGTCACGAGATAGTTGAGCGTCGCAGGGACGACGAGGAGCGTCGTGACGAGCCCGGCAATCTCCACGGCCCGGGCCTGAATGGCCGCGCTGCGGGACGCTGCCTCGAAGCCGGGAGAGGCGGTCAGGCGACGAAGCGCATTCCGGTTGAAGGTCTTTCCTGCGACGATGAACGGGGAGATGCCCACCTCCTTCAGGATGCGCTGAAACTGGCCGTGAAGCCGGCTGTTGTACTGGCCCACCTGATTGACGAACTCGCGGCGGTTGCGCTCTGTGTTCTTGGCCAGCCCGCGCTCCGTAAGGTTGTCGAACATGTCTTTCAGGACGAGGCGTCCCGCCTTGTCCACGAGTCCGATGAACTTCGAGGAATAGCGCAGAAGCCCGTTGTGCGCCTGTCCCTCGTCGCGCAGGGCTCCCGATTCGGCGAGCGATGATAGATCCCGCAGAAGCGTGGTGTCGCCGTGGACGAGAGCCATGGCCTTGCGGGTGACAGCGACGAGCGTCGTCACGAGGTTCACGCCGGGAATCTTGCGGGCGAGATCAGCGAGCAACGAGCGCCCGCCCTGCGAACCATTGATGGCGGAAAGGATGTTGGCCGTGTGGAACACGGCGTCCACGGGACCGGCGAGCTGGATGCCTGTGACGAGCTTAGCGAGATTCTGAAGGGCGGCGCTTTCAATCACGCCGTCCACGTTGAGCGCCTGTCGTAGCTCGCGCGCGACGTCGGGACGCACCCAGAGGTTTTCTCCGACGGAGGCGAGGCGTCGCTCGATGGGGAATTGCTTCCAGCCGTCGGTGTTGGCCGGCTTCTCTTCGCCCGTCTTCTGCACCTTCCCGAGCCCGTCCTTCAGGAGCTGCTTGTAGAGCTGGCGCTTGGCGTTCTCGGCAAAGTTTCCCTCAACCATGCGCTCCGCGATGTCAGCATAGTCGGTGACGTACTGCTCCCCTGTGCCTTTGGCTGTCTTGGCGAAGCGGGAACCCTGCTTGAGTGGATTGGTGAGATTGCCGCGAGACGTGCCTCCGCCAATCACGGCGGTGGGATCGTCGCCGAACACGGCTTGCAGATTGACGAAGGCTCCCGTTTCCAGACCGGCTCCGGCCAGCTTGCCGCCGGTCTCGGTGTGGAATTGCTCGGCTGTCTTCTGGATGGTCGCCTTGTGGCGTTCAATTGCCTGCTGAATCTCCGGGTCTGAAAGCTCGGTATGGAATTCGGCGTCGCCCATGATGGACACGACGCGATCGGCGGCTTGTTCGAGAGCCGCCTTTTCCTGTGGGTCTGTCTGCGCAGCGGCTTCGTTCTCCAGTCCGCGCTTGATGGCGCGAAGCCTGTCCTCCACGAGCACAGACCCGAGCCGGGAGCGGAACTCCGCGTCATTGAGGCGCGGCCCAAGCACTTCGGCCGTCATGGCCTTGGCCACGTGGGGCGCTGCCATCTTGGACGAGGCATAGCGCACGAGGGCATTCCCTGCCTCTTCTGAGGCTGATGTCGTCGCGGGGGCGGAATGTCCTGCTAGTGCGCGCATCGTGGCATCACGGTTGCGGGTGATGGGGGCAAGTAGCTCGTCCACGATTTGGAAGCCGGGCGGAACAATGCCCAAGGTCTGGGGATCACCGCCAAGGGCGTTTACGACGCGTGTGAAGGCCGTTGTCTCGTGAAGGGCACTCGCACCCTCGGCCAAGGCCGCAGCGGCCTCTGGCGTCGATACGGTACCAACAGGATTGCCGTCAGGCATGCTCACCGTGTACGTGCCGTTGTCGTTCTGGACGATGTTAGAGGCTAGAACGTCCTGTTTCACTGATCGCGCCATCACACCCTCGGGGGCGGGGGGTTCTGTCAATGCGCCCTTGGCGCTGCCCGTGTCGGTGGCCGCTTCGTACGCCTCGCGAAACACCTGCGCCTTGGACGATAGCACCTGTGCCTCGTCGAATCGCTCCATGTCGCCAGAAGTGAGTATTTCGCGGGCGCGCGTCGCGTAGTCCTTGGCTGCTGTTTGCAGGGCTTCCAAGTCCTCAGGGGATTGGACGTGTGAACCAAGCTCGTAGGCGTAGCCCGTGATGCCGCGCACGCCATTGCGCTCGGTTTCCCCGAGTTTGAGAAGGGCCTGCATGCCGAGGCCCGCCACGCTCTCGATGGAAGCTTTGACGCTTTCGCCCGGAACGGGGATTCCTTCTGAAAGCATTTGCTCGCGCGTCATGGTAACGCCTCGCTCCTCGCCGGCCCGCTTCACCTGAAACTGTTCCACGGGCTCTCCGACGCCTTCAACGACGAGGTACTTCTTGCCGAGCGGTTCAACGGTGATGTCCGGCTTGGCTGGTTCGCGCGCCTTCCAATTGTCGCGAACGAGCGTTGCCGCCTCTTTCACGGTTGGCGCTGCCATGATCGACTGGATGACGGGCGGCGTGAAACCCGATTTCTCCAAAAGATCCCGCTGCTGGATGTACTCCTTGCCGCCTACGGCCTCGTGAAACGAGGCAATGCCGGTGCCAATGAGCACCATGGGAATCATGCGCGCGATGTCCTCAGGTGTGCGCGCAGCCCACTCTTCCCGGTACTTCTTCCAATCAACGCCCGGATAGGCGTCGGAAAGCTGCGAGGCGAGCTGTTGGCCAAGTTCGGGGGCAACGCTCATCAGTTCGTTGAGCGTCCCCTGCGTGACCGTCTCCGCTCCCAACGTCAGGCCGATGCGCTTGGCCAGCTCTGCGCCCGTTGTCACGGGCGTGGAAAGCACCTTGCCCAGAAACGGCACTTTGCCGCCAAACACCATCTTGGTGGAGATGAACTGGGCTGCCGTAATCGGAATCGAAACGACATCAGCCAAAAGCGACGCGCTCTCCGAAGATATCCCCTCCTGCTCGTACTTCGTGTGGAGACGCTCGCTCGTCGAAAGAAAATTTACCGTGGCCCCGCCCGGCGTGAAAGCCAAAATCATCTCGGGAAACCCTTCCACCAAATCCATCAGACCGTTACTCAACCAGCCCGGGCCCTTGAGTGGGTCGAGCGTGCCCTGCACGACGCCGTCCAGTTTGCGGCCAATGGCGTTGCGGGGCTCGTTGCTCCCGAACGCCTTTTCCTCCTGCGCCGTGATGCTTGGGTCAAGGAACGTGGCGAATTGATGGCCACGGCGTTTGATGTTCTCCGTCACGTTGGTGACGGTGTTTGAGACGCCGCGGTCAGCACGAGCGGCAAACGTCCCTTCAGTGGAAGGCCCCGAGGTCTGCTGGACGCTGTGGGACGCAAGATAGATGGCAAGGTCTTGATCCTGTTGGGGGAAGCGTTCCAGTACACGCTGCGCTTCTTCGCGCAGACCGGCGATTTCTCCCTCCCCGAAGCCTAGCGTTTCCCCACCCGTCACACCTGCGTTCTTGGCCCGGGTGAAATACTCCTTGAGGAGCGCCACCGGAACCTGAAGCTCGGCAATCTGTTCCTGCTTCTGCTGGGCGAACGAGCCCAGCACATGGAAATACAAGTCGGAACGGGTCGGGTTGAATCGCGGGTCTGCCTTGGTCTGAAATTCGGCCATCTGTCCCGAAATGGCCTCCTTCATGTCGGCTGTTGTTCCGTCGATGAGCGCCTTTGATAGATTGGCCTGCATCTCCCCCAGCATCTGCCGCTCCGCTTTCTCGCGTCCGAGCTGGCTGCCTGCGAAATCGTAGAACTGACCGTCTTCGGCCGGACCATTGAAACCCCACTGCTGGCGCGCGTAGTTGTCGCGCGCCCGGGCGTAGTTCTGCGAGATGGCTTCGGGCGTCTGCCCCGAACGATCAGCCAGAAACGTGATATTGGCCCAACGCTTCTTGTCGGTCTGCGGGTCGACGGAACGGGAGACCGATTCATTGAGCTGGGCCGACACCTCGGACGGCAGCACCTTGTCGAATTGGTCAACGCCTCCGAAAAGGGCCTCCATTCGCTCAGGAATGGCCCTTCCCGGGCTTTTCTCGGCCACGGGGGGCGGAAGTGCCGGTTGGTCAGCCACGGGCTACCTTGACGGTTTGGCGGGCGCTCGGCCGGTGGCCCAATTGAACACGGTACCGCTGTTGCGCTGATCCTTGGGGAGCTTCGACTGGGCGTTCACGAAATCGGTTTGCTCCGAGATCGTCGCTTTCGGGTTGGCCTGAAGGAATTTGTTCAGGTCGTCCGTGAGTCTCGCCGCAACTCCGTACGCCTCAGGCGACGGCTTGTCGTTCTCGTCGGTTCCGAGGTCGCCATGGCCAAGGAGAAAGTTGATGTAGTCCACGCCATTCTTTTCGGCTGGATCACCCTTGGCTGAAACCGAGCGGTTGAGAGCCGCCTCAAGGTCGTCCTGCATGGACTTCGGCAGTCCGGCCATGTCCTGCGCAATCTGATTGAGCCTGATGTCTGAATCCTCCTGTCCGGGACGCCACGTGTTGATACGCTCCCCGAGTTTAACCTTCCTGACGAGGTTCTCAGCGTAGCCGGCCGTACCGGCAATCTGCCCCTGAAAGTACTTCATCTGTTGCGGGCTGATTTCCTTGGCGTCCACAGACGCCTGAAGCTGTTCGCGAGTCGGGGGCTGTCCGGCCCCAGCAAGAGCAAGGTTGATCCGGTTCTGAAAGCCGGAGCCGATTTGGGTACGACGGCGCGCTGCCTCTTCTTCGGCCTGCCTGATCTTGATGCGGCGGGCGTTGGGGTCGAGTTCCGGGAACAGCTTCCACGAGCCGTCCTTTTCCTTGGCCTTCAGTTCGTCGGGGGCGGCAATGGGATTCTCGGCAATCATGCCGTTGATGGACGACATGTCGGAAGTGGTCTGGAGGCGGCGCTTGAACAGCATGCCGTCGTCCTTGTTGATGAGTCCCGTGGAGACCATCACGTCCACGGTCCCGTAGGCTTCTGAAAGCTGTCCCTTCTCTGCGAGGTATTCGGCATTGGCCGAATTGGTCTTGGTCATGCGCTTGATGCCAGCGGCAGCCGTGATCGTGTTCACCTGCGCGTTGGTGTTGGCCACCCACTTCTTGTAATTGTCGTCAACGATCCGCTTGGCGTCGGGTGACAGCTTCAGGCTGTCGATGCGCGACTGTTCGGACACCACCTGCTTCTGCCACTGGTCACGCCATTGCGTCTCGTCGGGCTGGTTGGCGAGGGACGTATGGAAATTGTCGAAGGTTTGCTGCTGCTGTACGTTGGCGTCCAGAATGGCCGTGCGGTTTTTCGCTTCCGCCATGCGTTGGGCCAGCTCCCCCGCTTCCTGCCCAATCTGGCCCACGGCTGCGCCGATGGCGGCATTGCCCTGAGCGGGCGCACGTACGGCATCCGAATTTACGACGGCTCCCGGGTATTGGACGTTTTCGGCCTGTCCCGCCTGAATCAGTTGGATTCTTGCCATCAGATTGCGCCTGTCTGCTTAGTTGACATAAGACACGGGAGCATTTGCGATTGCACCATGAAACACCTCCAAGGCCAGAAGTTTAACCGGCTCACACCTATCGAGCGGACACACGCGGCAAACGGTCGTGCTGCGTGGAAGTGCCGCTGCGAGTGCGGGAACGAATGCGTGGTTGTCACCGCGAAAATCCTGTCTGGCCACACGCAAAGCTGCGGGTGCTTCAAACTCGATGCTACTAAGAAGGCAAATACCAGACACGGGCTCTCTGCCGCTCCCGAACACTACATTTGGGCCGCAATGAAACGCAGGTGCTACACCCCAAGCACCCGAGATTTTGAGAATTGGGGCGGACGAGGCATCACTGTCTGCGACAGGTGGAAAAACTCGTTTGCTAACTTCTACGCCGACATGGGCCCACGACCCGACGGCATGCAGATTGATCGCAAAGACAACAACGGGAATTATTGCCCAGAAAATTGCCATTGGGTTTCGGCCAAGCAGCAATCGAACAATCGCCGCAAACGCAGATGGTGGAAGAGGCCGGCTCACGTTTAGATATTTCCAGCGTCCCTGAACGCGTACCCGCTCGAAGCGAGCTGTCCAGCCGTGGAGATGAGGGACGCCGTGGCGCGGCGCTTGTAGCCCTTGGCCTCAAGCGCCCCCTCGTAGCGCGTCATGCCAGCGCGGGCCAGTCCTGCGCCGTAGGCGGCTGACGACTGCTGGGAAGCTTCCAGCGCCCGCAGGCGCGCTTCGCCCGCATTGTAGGCCATGGCGAGGAGCGGGGAGCCGGTGGAGCCCACGACACCACTTGAACCGAGAGAAGCCCGCTGCGTGGCCAGAAAGCGGTTCCCTGAGGAAATGGTACGGCGGACGTTCTCCCGCCCGAAGTTGGCCCCCTGCGTCGCTTGATTCTCCTGAGCCGTGGCGTTGTAGCTCGCGGCCATGGTAGTGGCCGCTGCCTGATCCTTGGCGCTCTTGTAGGCCATGACGCCACCGGCTGCTGAAGCAGCCAGCGCCGTATAGGCCGCGTACGTTGCGAGACTGACTCCCAACTCACATCGGAAGCCGTGACGCTTCTCAAATTCTTCCAGTTCGTAGAGGATCATGTGCTTTCGACGTCGTAACCCACGGGCATCGCGATGATGGAAAGCGGAAGCGGGTCGTTCTGGCGAATCACAAAGGTTGGATCAAAATCGTAGCCAGTGACGAAATCCACCGGGACGTCGAGTGGCGCAAGGTCTCCGATGAGCGGCGGGTTGTCCGCGTCCGGAACCGTGACGCTCTCAGGAATCTCAATGTTCACGTTCTGGCCGTTGTAGACGTACTGCCCGCCCGAGGAGCGGAAGAGACGCAGGGAGCCTTTCGTAATCCGCTTGATTCGGCCCGCTGAAGCGCCGGCTATGGAATCCGCGTCGAACCGGAACGGCTTCAGCTCAGAGACGTAGCGCAGACCCGCCTGCACGACAGATGCAGCCTCGGGGAGAATGAACGTCCCATGGGCATCGGTCTCCACGTCGAGGTACGGTCTGCCGTCGGCGAGGACGTCAATCGTCGTGTTCGGCAGATGGGCAATCGTGAACTCCGTGAGCGGGCTCCCGTCGAAGGTCAGGCCGCAATCGACATAGAAGGCGTCAGCCTTGGCTTCCCAGCGGACCGGGTTCAGTCGCTCAACGAAGCGCGTAAGCGTGGAACCAATGAGACGGGCGACAACGACCCACACTTCATCGTCGGCGTCGTTGTCGCCGTAGATGCAGGCAACGGCCTCGAAGCTGTCCCCGTCCTCGGGTCCCGTGACGTGACGGTGCCAGCCAAGGACACCCTGCTCTTGGTCGTAGGTGAGCCCGAGAAGCTGTCCGTCGTTGGTCACCACCCACAGCGTGGGCGTGGGATCGCGCTGGAAGGCGAACATGACGATTCCCGAAACGGTGAGATGGGAGGCGTAGGCCGTCAGGTCTGTCGCCTTGTACTGGTTGGAATCAATCTGGTACTGAATCTGACGGAAGCGGAGGGCCTTTCGTTGAATGAACAGCACCTGCCCCTGCTGCTCTGTGGCGGCAATGTGCTCGGAGCCGAACGAGCTTTGCTGCTTCGCGTCCACCGTGGTGCCCGTGATGATCGCACCCTGTGTGTTTCCGGACACGGCCCATTCCCCGCCCGAGGTGCCGATGATGAGAGCGGTCACGGAAACCATCCATTGAATCATGTTCAACTGAAGGCCGGCCAGTGTCAGCATGTACGCGTCGTCGTCGTTCACGCCGTATAGGAAATTCTCGTAATCGTCGATGACACTGCCCCACCACGTGGCCGGCTGGAAGGACGTGCCGCCGAAGAGGAGCCGCTGCTCGTGGACGGTGACGGCGCGGGGGTAGCCGCGCACGTCGCTCCATGCGCCCTCGGCCCAAAAGGTGGTGGTTGGGACGCCTTCCGTGTCTCCAAAGAAACGGAGGTACTTCAAGGGCTCGATGACGTCGGCTGTCGCCTCCAACCCTGAGCCTACGGCTGTTATTTGCACGAAGCCGTAGCCGATGGAATCAGGGCTCTCGAAAACGAGACGTCCGCCTGTGGCCGCTCCAGAGACGTAGTTGCGAATCACGAAGCGGTAGAACGCCCCGGGCTCGGCTTCGCCCGTCTCGTCGATGTTACGATCGGCGGCTCCCGTCACGGAAAGCATGTCCATGTACGTCGCCCCACCGTCGAGCGAACGCTGCACGGCTATCTCGGCAGCCCATGTGCCGTAGGTTCTCAGGGACCACGTACCGATGAATTCGTAGCCGTTGCTCGTCGCGTTGCCGTTGATGAGCTGGCCCAGCGTGAAAGCGTCCCGAATGAAGCCCATGCGCCAATAGCTGCCGACGTGGCCGGGCAGAAACAGGTTGGCTGTGGCCGTCATGTTGATGGAGCCCGTCTGTCCGTCCACGGTAATGGTGGTGGACGTGACGTTCTCGTTCAGCATGGCCGGCGTGAAGAAATCGACAATGATGAGGTCCCAGTCGTCGTCGGCAATGCGCGTCAGCTTGTAGACGGGGTACGATTGATGGACGATGTAAACGACGTCGTTGATTTGCTTGTGCTGAAGCTCGAAAACGTCGGCCTCGGCGTACGGTGTCACTATTCCGTACGGCGTGCTCGGACCACTCAGCACAGGTCCGCCGTTGGTGAAGAAACGCATGTAGGCGTCACCCACCTCGATGATGAACGAGGTGGTGGTACTGAATTCAAACGGCCAAAGCGTGACGGGTCCGGGCATGGGTTAGCGGCCTGCGGCTGTGCGGAACGCCGCAACCACCGTGTTTAGGGCAGAAACCTCGGGGCCGGTCAAACTGCCGTCTGTCGTCAGGAAGAGGCTCGCGCGACCATTCCAGAAGTACGGCACGTCGTCCGGGTCTTTGGAGGACATGACGTTGATGGGCGAACCACCGCCGGAGGCTGTGTCGTTGGTCGTGTTGGTCGCGACACTCGCGCCGTTCTTGTAGAGCGTGCGCAGCGTGGCGGCTGAACGCTGGCCAAGGTAGAAGCCAGCGGACGGAGCCACGGCTTGGGTGGCAGGATTGCCCGGGTTGCCCCAATAGAAGATGGTCGAAACGCCGTAGTTGAAGCTGATGACGAAATATCCGCCGGCTCCGGCGTTGTAGCAGCCCATGGGCTCGCCCGTGGAGCCGATGGCGAGGGCGTCCACGCCGTAACCGCCATTCTGGGCCGCTCCGAGGATGTTCGGCGTCAGGCTGAGGACAAGGCGCTTGGTTGTGCCGTTGCCCGTCAGGCCCGTCGTCTGCGAGAAGTCGCCGTTTACGAAGGCGATGTTTGTCGGGAGCCCCGCGTTGCTCGGATCGAGCAGCGGGACAAGACCCGCTGCTAGGTCGGGGCCGATGAACGGGAGCAGATAGTTGATCTTCGAGAACGAGGCCCCGAGCGCCGATTTCAGCCCGAGAACGAAATTGTTCGCGAGCGTCAGAGCCGCGTTGTTCCACGTGGAACCGGCGTCGAGCACCTTGCCATAGGCAATAAGCGTCTCGCTCTCGTAGGTTGGCGTCACGGGCTCAGGCCCGAGATCGTCGATCGCGAAGCCAAGCGTGCGCTGGCGGTAACCAACGGGGGCCTGCATTAAATAGCTGACGGCTTTGACGGACGAGGACGCCACGAATTGAAAGCTCACCGAGGAATCGACGGGAGCGCCGGCCGGAAGAAGCGACGTCCTCAGGTTGACGGTCCATTCGTAGCGGTGGCCAGTGATAAGGCCCGTGAAGGTTTTGAAGACACGCGACGTGCGCGCGGTAAACGTGATGGGAACGACGGATTCGGCCGTGATGCCGCCTGTGTACGCCGTCGTCTCGGCTGTGTCGGCTGTGCCGGAGGGAACAGCGCCACGAATGAGCGCCGCCTCCATGGTGTCCTCGTTGGCGAGGCGTTCCTGATATTTCCATGGGAGGGCGTCCGTCGCGGGAAGGTAAAGCCAGCCGTCATAGGCGGCATCTGTCAGGCCCGACGGACTGCCTGTGCCCCCGCTGTAAACGGTGCCGATTTGCTGCGGCACCTGATCGTCCACGTCCCGATGGACCATGAAACGCACGGAGCAATTGGGCGGCAGCGAAAGGGCGAAGCTCCCGAAGCACGGTCCGGAATTGGCTGGTACGTTGTCGGCCTTGCCGATGAAGAAGTCCGTTGATGCGACGGTACCGGGATCGGCGTTTCCGTTGGCAATTTTGCAATAGCAGGAGGGCCCGATGGCCGTTCCAAGGTTCACGCCGTCCCCGCCCACGTCCACGATCATTTCCCAGTGGTCCGTGACGAAGGTGGGTTCACGAACGCCAAGGCCGCGGGCTGTCCCTTGGTTGCCGCCGATGCGCAGGAATGAATTGGCGATGTGATAGAGGTAGCGCGTCTCTCCCGACGGCATGTCCAGCGAGGTGACATCGAAATGCTTCTCCGTCTTGTTGCGCGTCCAGACGGGCGGGTACGGGAGCCAGTCGGTGGGCTCCACCACGTCCTCAAATGAATTCTGGTTGCCGTCGAGGGTTTCGAGGCTGGCTGAACCGAGCTGGCCGGGCACGTCGGTCAGGGCCCCGGAGGTGACATTGCCACCAACGAACGAGATTTGCTCGATGCGCGTTCCGGCCGTGTTCTCGTAGGCCGAACTGTTGAGGTTCCACGCGGCAATGATATCGGGTGCAAGCTGTGTGGCGCGTCGTGCCACGGCTGCCTTGTTGCTTTCGAGGAGCAGGTATTTGCGGGGTGGGTCGGAGAGGTCCCCGAATTCTGTGATCCCGTAAATGGTGCCGCTGCCTTCGTAGCTCACGTAGTCGAACGGCACGGGAACGCGGACGGCAGCGACGAACTGAAGGCCGGCGCGGCGATTAGCGCCGCCGAATATATCGCTGCGGAAATTCTTCATTTCCCGCACGGCGCTGGCCGCGCTGTCGAGGTCTGTGCGGCTGTCGAGGTCGGGCGCGAAGATGCCGGAGCCGAAGGAAACGAGCACTTTCCCGGAGCGAACGCGGCTCATGACACCACCTTGGCCGGTGCGATCATTTGTGTGCCCGCACGACGCGTCACGCGCCCGTGAACCTCAACCCGGAAGTTTTTCAGCTCACGAGCTGACGACTGCGCACGCTGCAAATCCGCACGCGTGTCGAGACGCGGGTTGATAATTCCGCTGTTGAACGAAACGAGCACAGTTCCGGAACGGGCTGCGCCCATGGCTCAGTTCGCGCCGTTGGTGGCAGCGAACTCCCCAAATAGGCGGCGCGCCTCAGCGTCGTACGCCGCCGCCGCATCTTCTGGACGATCGAAAAGACCGATCAGTCTTTGGCGATCAGGTGCGCGCTTAATGTGCGCGGCCCACTTTTTCGCTGTTCGCCGCCATGAAACACCCTTGAACCCCGACTTGTTGTTTTTCGGGCGTCCACGGTTGGCATTATTCTGTGAGACGGTCGCTATCCGCAGATTACCGAGGGTGTCATTCCCCTTGTCGCGGTCCTTGTGGTCAATCTCCTGCTCTGGCTTCATTCCAAGAAACGTCAGCCCCATCAATCGCGAGATTTGCAGCTTTTTGGACTTACCCACTGCGTAAAGCTCAACGAGCTTTCGGCCATCCTTGTGTGTATCTGGGCCGAGAAAAATCCCGCTGATGTGAGACCAGACGCGACCGTCTTCGTCGATTGAGTAGCGCCCTTCGTATCCCGGAATTGGTTTCATGGTAGGGCTACGCTGACAACGTGCGGTTGATGGGGCAACAAGATCAGAGGTCGGAAATTCCGGGATAGACGCCGCTTCCGCCGCCCCAAACTGATCGCGCTCTGATCGATCGTGAATCGATGGCGGCAGGATAAACTGGCAACTTGGACTCTTGGGCATTCTTCGTGCGTGCGCGCGGAAGATCGGCGTTCATGTACTGCTGATACAACGCCTGACCCAGACTGTTTGAGTCGCGAGCGAGTGGGTTTGCGAGTTTCGATGCCAGCAAAACAGTAAACGCGTCTGCGGACAACGGGTCCATGAGAGCCAAGAACGGATCGACTTCAGATTCCGCGATCGGACGATAGACGAATTGAATCTGCGCGGTGGACGCCTGAAGGAGCAGGTTGGTCCCTTCGATCTGGTAAATGCCCCCCACCTTGGTGGGACCACAGGACACACCATTGACCTGAACGAGCGTGACGAAGTTCTCCGGCAACTCGTAGCGTTCAGACCACTCGAATAGCGGCACGGGGGAGGCCGGCTCAAGCACGACCCTTGTCTGAGCCCAGTTCCACGGGAATTCCCGCAGGAAACGGCCTAGGAGCGGCAGGAAAACGGCATTGGCGCGCTGTGCCCGTGGCACCGCTTGGTCAACGTCGTCGATGGGCACTTCGCCGATGATCGCGAGAGCTGAGTTTGTGAATTCTAATCTCGTCACAGGAGGAAAAGAAGAAGGCCGACGCCGGGAACACCAGCGCCGGCCAACACCATGTCAGATTAACACCAGCGCAGGTCAGCACCAAGTCAGGTTTCAATCCGCGCCCCTTTCGGGGCGACCAAATCAGGACGACGGCTCGCGCCAGTAGATGATGAAATCGAGGATTCCACCGTCAATGGGCGTGGCGAGGGTCGCGAAGGTTGCCGTGATCCAGCATTGCTCGTTGAGCGCGTAGAGCACCGTGGCGGCTGCACCGGCCGTGAACGGGACGTCCCCCGCTGAGGCGACGTTGATCCCGTCGGCGTAACGATCGGCGTCGGAGTCCACGATGGGCGACGGCGCGAGGGTGTCCTCGTCGCCAACGTCCAGCGTGAAGGCTCCTGAGGCCGCGTCCACGATCACCTGCACGGATGAAATCTTCGGCAGGATGGTCGCACCGGCAGGCAGCTCGAAGAGGCGGATGATGTCCGAAGCGGCCTCGGTGCCTGTGAAGGTGTACCGCACCTTCGTGCAATGCACCTTGGATTCGATGGGGCCGGCGTCCGGAAGCTGTGCGCCGTTCGGGACTGCGCCAGCCGGATAGAGGTCTGAGTAAAAAGTGTCGGGCATGTGAGTGTTCTCGCGTGATTGTTGTGGTTTAGGTCAGGCGAGTCTCAAGGTGATTGATCACATAAAATCTCTACTACGCCCGTGTCCTTGGCGCGTGTGGCTCCCGCGTTGGCGCGCGTGTAAATCTGGAGCGCCTGATTCTTGGTGGGCAGGCGGTCCATGAAGGTCGCCCGATCTCCCCACATGCCGAACTTGATCGCGCTCTTGTGATACGCGAGGTTGCTGGCGACGTCGCCAGCGGACACCGCGATGCGTTCGGTCTGGATGAACGTGAAGTCCATCAGGCCATTTTGCAGGAGACCACGGCCCAATTCCTTGATCGAGGAAACCTCGGCCGAGTGATTGGTGATGATGTCCTGAATGAGCGACTTGAGCCCCGAGGCATTGGTGACGAGCGTGCGGCCATCAGTGGGAACTTCCGCTGTGGAGAGGAGGTACTGAGCCTGCGAAATCTTCATCCACGTAAGGCCCGTGTTCTGCGGGCTCACACCGTCGCCGTTGTAGTTGGCGGCGATGATCTGGGCGGCGGGAAGCGAGACGGCATCGGTGCCGTTCTTGCCGCGCTGGGCGATGCCCGTTGCCGCTGCAACGATGATCTCGTCAAGGAAGCGGTTGACGGCGTAGGCCTGCGAGCTGGCGATTTCCGAATTGGGCTGCGTGATGACGCCAAGGTACGCTTCGTCGTACTGGTCGAGGCGAATGGCGTTGGCGACAGGATTGGGGAAGAAGTTCCACGAGTCCTCACCCATGTCCGAGACAACGGTGTCCCCGGCGCGGGTGGTGATGTCCACCATTTCGACAGCATCGAGGATGTTGCCGTGAACGCGTTCGCCCGAGGCGTCCACGTTGGTGACGGAATTGCGGAGGTCGGAGTTCTGCTGTTGGAACGCAATGTCCCAAGCCAACTCGTACTTGATGGTGTAGGCTTCCAACGGGAAGCTGGCGGCTGCGGGCATGACGGATAGGATCGACTGACCTGAGATCCCTCTGCGTGGGTAAGCCGCGTTACACGCGGGGCCGCACTTCGGTGGGTGGAAGTGGCGGGTGACTCAGGGCCGCTTGCGCGGGTAGGCTGGTCTCTCCGTCTCTGAGCCGTGAAATGCGCCGTCAGACGTACTCTGTCAACAAAAAGCCCGCGTCACCATTCCGGCGAACGCGGGCGTTTTGCCCTTAAGCCGGGCCGGCAACACGCTGCACCGAAGTGAACGGTGGCCTGCTGTTATCTCTTCTGCTGTGCCGCTTGCTGTTTGGCAAGCTCATCCATCCGGCGCGTAGCCTCACGGTAGAGCGCATTGAGCGGATGGCCAATGCGGGCAGCATCCGGCGTGTGAAGGGCCGTGTGGTATTTGTTCGTCGGGTCGTTGACCATGGCCTTCAGCTCGGCCTGCGGGGTGAGCCCCGCATTCTTGCCGCTCTCGCCCGTGACGAATTTGTCCTCGCCAATGGCGACGGCGTACTTGGCCGCGAGGCGGATCATGTCGGCCGAGCCGTTGAACTCGCTCCCCTCTTCCGTGGGAATGCCCATCGACTTGGCGACGTTCAGCGCAAGGGCTTCCATCTTCGGGCGATCACGCCCGAATTCGGCGTTGAGCTTCTTGTTTCCCTCCTGCGCCAGCCCGTCAATGCGGGCCTGATCTGCCGTCTGAAGCTTCGCCATGGTCGCCTGCTGCGCCTTGTTGTTCTCGGCAACGAGCCGCTTCACCTGCTTGGGCGTCAAGGCCTCCTCGTGAAACACCTTGGCCATGGAGCCGACGAAATCAGCGTCCCACATCTCGGCGGGGATGTCGTCGGGCTTGGCAATGCCGTAGTCCTCGGGCTTCTCCGGTACGCCGAAGATTTTGCGGAATTGCTGGTCGAACGCCTTCACGTCGGCCTCGGGAGCGCCCTCAGGGGGTGGAACGAGCGTCTTCTCCCGCGCGAGCTTGTGGTGGTTGACGTAGGATTTGAGCAAGTCCTCCGGAGAGCCGATGCGCTCCAGAGTCTCGCGGTACGGCTTCAACTCCTCGGGGAGATGGGCGTACCGGTCCTTGTTCAGTTTCCCGTCGTCCGTTATCCAGCCACGCCAGAACGATTCTGCAACCACAGGAGCCGTTCCGTTGGCCGGGGGCGGTGTTGGTGCCCCTCCGGGGGTTTGCGGGCTTCCTTGGCCCGCTACGGGGGCAGCGGGAGCCTGTGGCGTGATGAGCGATGGTCCGCCCGGAGCCGCTGGAGCGGCAGCCGGGGCCGCTGGAGCTGCGGCTGGGGCGCTCATTCGTCCTGCCCTTCATCACCCAATTGCGTGCCGGGACCACCAACGACGCTCGGCTTCTCCGTCAGGTGGGTCTTCCGTCTCGTCATCACGCAGAATTCCTTTCGGGCGACTTTCTTCGTCGCAAGGCTCTCGGGGTCCTTCTTGACGTCGTACTTGATGACAAACGCCTGCCCAATGATGCCGTAGAGCTTGGCGAACTTGGCCGGCTTGTAGCGCAGGAGCCACAGGACGTAGGCCGGGTCTTTGTCCCCTTGTTTGGAGACGTTTCTAAACTTCTCCGTGGTCGTCTCGACGACCACGTCAGGGAATCCCTGTTCCCGGCGCAGCCGTATCATGGCCTTCACCTGCTCCGGGTTCAGCCCTGCGCGCCAGTCGGCGCGGGCTTGCGCAACGGTGACGGTCTCGGGAGCCGGTCCCTTGGCAATCTGGGCGGCTGTGCGCTCGGTGAAAGTACGGCCGGCGTCCTTCAGGACGCGGCGCACAATCTCCCGCTGCTTCGGGTGGGTGGTGACGAAATCAAGAACGTTGTTCTCGTCGAGCTTCGCCATGAGGAGGCGGTCCCCGTTGTCGGGGTCGATTCGCTCGACGGCTCCCGAGGGGAGCAATTCGTAGGTGGCGGCTGGCGTGGCTGTGGCTGGCATGGTGTGTGTGTTTATTTCTTGGTGTACTGATTGCGAACGTGGGCCTCCAATTCCTTCCGGTCAGTGGCCAGAAGAATCATTTTGTCGATGGTCAGGACCATGGCCCGCTTTCCCTCGCTGAAGGCGAGGACGAGCGGATCAACGGTGCCCGCTGGCGACGCCCCGAACATGGGGCGGTCATAGAATCCGTTTTGCCGAAGGTCCTTGAAAACCTGCTCCTGCGCTTCGCTTCGCTTTCCCGGCTCTCCGTAAACGAGGAGGTACTGGCTCGCTGTCTTCGACAGCCTGTCCAT